TTTCCAAAAGAAATTACAAAATGGATCTAAAGATATTGATTCGATTGGGGAAAGAGCTGCTGAATTTGGCAAGAAAGCAGCTGTAGCCTTTGCTGCTGCTGGGGCAGCTATTGGGGCATTTGCAGTCAGTGCAGTCAAGGCGGCAGCCGAGGATGAAACAGCTCAAAAGCGTTTAGCTGAAACTATTGAAGCAACTACTGGCGCAACCGCTAAACAAATTGAAGGCGTTGAAGAATACATAAAGCAGACTTCTATTGCTATTGGCGTTGCTGACGATGGCTTGCGTCCAGCATTTACCCGCTTAGTTAGATCAACCCAAGATGTTGAAGAAGCCCAAAAGCTACTAAATTTAGCACTGGATTTAAGTGCAGCAACAGGCAAGCCATTAGAGACAGTTACTAACGCCCTTGGCAGAGCTTATGATGGCAATACCACAGCGCTTGGCAAATTGGGCTTAGGCATTGACGCAGCCGACCTTAAATCTCAAGATTTCGATACAACCTTTGATCAATTAACTGCGACCTTTGGTCAATTTGCCGAGAATGAAGCAGAGACAACAACTAAGCAAATGGAGCGAGTCAAGATTGCTCTTGATGAAGCTAAGGAGTCTATTGGCGCAGCTTTGCTGCCAGTTGTCCAAGAATTAACTGCTTGGATATTAAGAGACTTTATTCCAGCACTTGAAGCATTTATTTCAGGATTGACTGGAAGTGGTGGCCTTGATGAATCTCTAACTGATACTCAAAAAACAGCAGTTGAATGGGGTAAAAAGGTAAGAGGCTTTATCAATACAGTCATTGATCTTAAGGATGAGCTTTTCTTAGTTGCTGGAGTATTAGCAACAGTATTTGTAGTCAGCAAAATAGCAGCTGGAGTTCAAGCAACTATTCTACTAATTCAAGGGTTAGTTGCTGCTTATGTTGCGTTAAGAAATAGCGCAGTAGCCGCAGCAATCGCTTCAAGATTTGCCTTAAATCCGTTGGCTGGTTTAGCAACTGGTGCAGCAGTAGTTGGTGCAATTATTGCTGCGACAAAGTTATTTGATAATCAAGCCGATGCAGCAGCAGGGACGGGCGGTAATACAGTTTCATCATCCAGCCTTCCATCAGGATTTTCTGCTGGAACGCCAGTTATTAGCGGTGGCGCTGGTGCTTCTACTGGCGGCAGTATTGGCGGCGGTAAGATAATTGCTCCAATTGTTACAGGCACATTGCCTAGTTTTCCATCTGGATTAAATCCAACTGGCAAAGCAATTCCTTCTGGATTTGATGTTGCAGCTGCTAGACGGGGCGAAGAACGCGGCAATGTGATTATCAATGTCAATGCGCCAAGTGCAATAGATGAAGAAGGATTCACTAGAGCAGTCGTCTTAGCTCTTAACAATAGCAATGCTCGTAATGGCGGTGGGGGCGCAATACTTGGCGGTCTAGTAGCGCAATGACCCTTTGGAATCCAGTCTATCGAGTTAAGGTTGATGGCGTTACAGTTACTAGCGCAACCCTTAGCGGCTTAACTATTACCTCGGGTCGCACCGATATTTATCAGCAGCCGATTGCTGGTTACTGCAATCTAAGTCTTATAGAGACAGCTGAAGCTGCAGTCTCTTATGAAGTAAATGACGCAGTAACAATAGAAGTCAAAGATTCTACTGGCGCTTATGTCAACCTCTTTGGCGGCTTTATTACTGATTTAGGCATTACAGTCCAGACTTCAGGATCAACAGCTACGAGCCAGCAGATTAGAATTGTTGCAGTAGGAGCTTTAGCGCGACTTGCTAGGGCAGTTTATACTGGCAACTTTGCTCATCAATTTGATGGTGACCGCATTAAAGAATTACTTAGCGGCGTATTATTTGACCAATGGAATGAAGTGCCAGCGGCAGAGGCTTGGAACAATTATGACGCAACTATCCAATGGCAGGATGCAGAAAATAGCGGACTAGGCGAGATAGATACCCCGGGCGATTACGAGTTGCACTCTGAGACTGGCCTCAATGACACAGTTTATAATTTAGCTTCTAGGTATGCCACTAGCGGACTCGGATATTTATATGAAGATGCCCAAGGCCGAATTGGTTATGCCGATTCAACACACCGAAGCCAATACCTTGCGATTAATGGCTATGTTGATCTTGATGGCAATCACGCCATTGGCCCAGCTCTATCCATAGTCAAGCGCGCTGGCGATGTCCGCAACGCAATCACAGTTGGCTATGGAACTGGCAGCGCATCGGTAACTGATGAGGATGCAGCCTCTATATCGCTTTATGGCCAACTAGCCAACACAATATCTACAACCCTTAGGCACAGTCACGATGCCGCTGACCAAGCAGCCTTCTATCTTCTCATCCGCGCTTATCCTCAATTTGCCCTACGCCAGATAACTTTTACTACTGCTAGTCCAGAGATTGATGATGCCGATCGAGATAGCCTTCTAAATGTATTTATGGGTATGCCATTAAATATTACTAATCTGCCATCCAATATGACCTATGGCGAGTTTCAAGGATTTGTCGAGGGTTGGACTTGGACTGCAAGTCTTAACCGCCTAGACCTGACAATGAACCTATCGCCTATAGCTTTCAGCCTTCAAGCCTTCCGTTGGAACTCAGTCCCAGCGGTAGAGAGTTGGAATACAATAAACCCATTACTGGAATGGTATAACGCTACAATTGTGGCATAGGAGACTAAATGGCAACGACTACTAATTATGGCTGGGACACCCCTGACGATACTGATCTCGTCAAGGATGGCGCAGCTGCAATTCGCACTTTGGGAAGCTCAATCGATACAACGACAAAGAACTTAAACCCACAGACTACAACTGGCGCACTTGCTTATAGATCAGCAACCGCCAATGTAAATACTGCTTTACCAATTGGAACTGCTAATCAAGTATTGCGAGTTAATTCTGGTGGAACAGCTCCCGAATGGGCAACGACTGCAGACCAGACCCCGCTTACAACTAAGGGCGATTTATTTGGATTTGATACTGCTGACGCAAGAATCCCAATTGGAACTAATGGGCATATCCTCACAGCTGACTCCACACAAAGTCTTGGCCTCAAGTGGGCTGCCCCTGCTGGTGGTGGTAAGGTGTTGCAGGTTGTATCCGCTACCACTTCATCAACAACAACAATAGCAACCACAACTCCTACTGACACAGGCATAACAGCAACAATTACACCAACATTAGCGACTTCTAAGATTTTGGTATTTGTAAGCGGTCATTGCAATTTTAGGCGTTCAAGCACTGCCCAAGCAGTAAATTACAAATTATTTAGAGGTGCAACTGAAATTCAAGGCGGCGCTGAAAGCGTTGGGCGTTTAGAAGTCACAGGCGCAACATATGTTGAACTTTCTCACAATTGCACAATTCATCATTTAGACAGCCCTGCAACTACTTCAGCGACAACATACAAATTGCAAGCTAACATAACTTCTACTGCTAATAGCGGAACAAGCAATTGGAATGGTGCTTGCCCTTCAAACATTACTTTAATGGAAATTGGTGCATAATGGCAAAATCTTATGAAGTTTTATCAATGCTTATTCCTAATGGCGGTTATGTGCAATATGGTGAGGAATATGAAGGGATACAATTTTTAGAGTGCGAGCCAATTACTAAGGCACAATACGAGGCAGGTTTTGCTAAATATGATGCTTGGAAAGCAAAACAAGATGCAGCAAAAGCCGCCCAAAAGGCAGCTCTGCTAGATCGGCTAGGCATTACTGAGGATGAGGCTAAACTGCTTCTAGCATAATCTTGAGGGGTTGTGCTAAATAACTAATATGCCAAAACTATGCGCTGCTGGAATTCAATTAAGAAATCAAATAGATGATGATTATGGCGATCGCGATAGGCGTAGCGATGGTTGGGTGGCTGATGCTCGGCATCTTGCAAAGGGCAGTTCTGACCATATACCAGACGCAAAAGGAATCGTCAGAGCTTTAGACATTGATGCAGATTTAAACGCTCACAAAGAAGAAGCTTATGCACTAGTTGAGAAACTTCGTAAATGCGCCAAGAAGGGCGATAAGCGCATCAAATATATTATCTACGATGGCAAGATTATGAGCCCAATATTGGGCTGGAAGCGGCGTAAATACTCAGGCGCTAATCCGCATCGTAGTCACTTCCATATATCATTTACTAGCTTGGGAGACACAGATGGCAAATGGTTTAACCTCGAAGGAGAATTTAATGAGCGACCTAAAAAAGATGGCCGAAAGCTGGGCAAAGACATTCCTAGCGACAGCACTAGCGACCTACCTAGCGGTGGGATTCGACCTCAATGCGATTGCAAATGCCGCTCTAGTGTCAGTCTTGCCTAGCATTATTAACTGGCTTAATCCTAACTACGAGCGTTACGGGAAAGTCCGGTAATGGTTGCAGCTGAATTAGC